GGTGTAGGTAAGACTACAGTCGCAAAAGCACTATGCAATGAGATTGGCGCAGAATATCTTTTCATTAATGGATCGGAAGAATCTGGTATTGATATTCTTCGTCACAAGATTAAGAACTTTGCCTCATCAGTTTCTTTAACTGATGCAAAGAAAGTAGTCATCCTCGATGAAGCTGATTACCTTAATGCTAATTCAACTCAACCGGCTCTTCGTGGTTTTATTGAAGAGTTTAGTAGTAATTGTCGATTCATTTTTACATGTAACTTTAAGAATCGTATCATTGAACCTCTGCATTCACGATGCGCAGTAGTAGAATTTAAAATTGACAATTCTGAAAAGCCAAGGATTGCTGCAGGATTTTATCGTCGAGTTCTCGATATTCTTTCAAAAGAAAACATTGAAGCAGATGGTAAAGTAGTTGCAGAATTAATTACTAAATACTTTCCAGATTATCGTCGTATTCTTAACGAGCTTCAACGATATTCCGTTTCTGGTAGTATTGATTCTGGTATACTCGTTAATCTTGGTGATGAATCGTATGTAGAACTTGTAAAGAATCTTAAAGTAAAGAACTTTACTGAAGTTCGTAAGTGGGTAGGAAAGAATTCTGATATAGAATCTACTGAACTATTTCGCAAGCTTTATGATAAAGCATCTGATTATATTGAACAAGGATCTATTCCTCAACTTGTACTAATACTTGCCGAGTATCAATACAAGGCTGCATTTGTTGCAGATCGCGAGATCAATACAATGGCAGCACTTACTGAATGCATGGCACAACTTAAGTTTAAGTAATGGAACTTACTGAATTATTTTTATACATTTTCTTATTTTTATTGGGATGGGTTTGCCGAGAAATTCGTGCTTATCTATGGCTTCGTAAAAACTCTTTAGTTGAAGAACAACAAGAAAATGATAACAGAATTGCTATCACCATTGATATTAAGGATGACATTATCTTTGTCTATGAGAAAGATACTCTTACTTATCTCGCACATGGCGAAAACCGTAAAGCTATAGAAAAGATGTTAACTGAAAGATTTCCTAATAAGCTATTTGCTGCAAGTGAACAAGACATAATGAAATTAATCAAATGACTACATCCTTCTTTGATTTTTTAAATGCTATAAATGATACTAAAGCTGATCTGATAAGAGAAGATCCTCAGAATGAGAAAGACTATATTCCTTTTATGGTCAATCGAGGATTATCTTTTTTCACAGATACCATTATGTTTGCAAATGCAATGAATCAATATGCTTCAGCTCCTAAAGACTGGCAGTTTGATTTTTATAGAATAGGTGTTTCTAAAAAGAAACGATTCTCTAAATGGCACAAGAAAGATAAAGCCTCTGAAAAGATTCAGATAGTAATGAAAGAATATGGTTATTCAACAGAGAAAGCTATTAGAGCTTTAGAGTTACTTACCGAAGAACAAATCAAAACTCTGAAGGAGAAATACAAAATAGGAGGTAGATAAAACGTATAAATACTACAGTCTAATATAGATATTATGCCAATAAATATAAGGTAGTGAGAAAATGACTGTAGAATTAATTTATTATGACTGGACGCCCGATTCAATGCTTGAAGTGATTTTACCTGAACCTGATAACTTTTTAAAGGTTCGTGAAACACTCACTCGTATTGGAGTAGCTTCCCGTAAAGATAAAACGCTATATCAATCTTGCCATATTCTACATAAGCAAGGTAGATACTTTATCGTTCACTTCAAAGAATTGTTTGCGCTTGACGGAAAAGAGGCAAATATTACAAGTGGAGATATAGAACGTAGGAATACGATTGCCGGTCTTTTATCAGACTGGGGATTGTTAAAGATCGTTGTTCCAGCTAAAGCAGAACAGCGTGTTTCACTGTCACAAATAAAGGTTGTATCCTTTAAGGAAAAAGCCGATTGGACATTAACCGCCAAATATAATATTGGCAGCAAGAAAACTAAGTAATGGAGAAATAAAATGTTAAATTTTGAATTGACACTTGAAGAAGCAAACGTGATTCTCGGTTCACTGGGTAAACAGCCTTATGAAGTAGTATCAGGTATCATTAATAAGATCCAAGCACAAGCTCAGCCTCAGCTTCCAGCTCTAGAAGCTAAAATGAGAGAAGATCAAGAAGTTAAAGCAAAAGAAGAAAAATCTGCAAAAAAACTTAAGGCAGAACCATCGAATTAATATAAATAGTTATATTCCTCGGGATGGGAACGTAATAACTCTTCTACCTTAGGAGCGTTAAGGCTGGCAATACGATAAGTTGTCCCTGTAGCCAGTAAGCAGGATTGGTACGCCTTCGGGGTATCATTTTTATTTTTAACTCGCTTATTAAAGGAGCATTTTTATGTTAAACATAATGAATTACGCCATCGATAATATTCAAGGCGCAAAAACACGGTTCGTCAAAGCATTTGTCACTAATGACGAACTGAAAACCCCACTTCAAACTTATATTGACGCACAAACTAACTTTACAAAAAAGGTAGCTTATGAAGCTAATGATTTTTTGACTACAACTAGTTTGTTAGCGTATTCTTTCAATCCTAAGAAAGTTTTTGCAAGTAAGTAAGGAGAGGAACTATGACATACATTAAAGATGTATTTGGCCGTGACATGTTCAAAGATTTCGACAAATTCTATGTCGGGTTTGATGATCAGTTTAATAGACTAGCAAAGATTCATGATGATCTGACTAAGTCTATTCCAAACTATCCACCATATAATATTAAGAAGATTGGCGATAATCGATATACAATTGAAATTGCTGTAGCAGGTTTTTCACAGCAAGATATTGATATTGAGATTAACGGTGGTCAACTTATCGTTAAAGGCAATGTTAAGAATGCTGATGAAGATGATAAGAATTATCTATTCAGAGGTATTGCAGCTCGTAACTTTACTCGCACTTTTGCTCTTGAAGACCAAATCGAAATTAAGGATGCAGAGTTGTTCAATGGTATGCTAAAGGTATTCCTAGAGCGTATTATTCCAGAACACAAGAAGCCTAAGAAGATCGCGGTTAAAGAAGGTAGCAAAAAGCAATTTCTAAGTGAGGAGCGCAAGAATGAAATTGCTGAATCTCTTTAAGAGACCTATAGTTTTCTGGATTGAACTTACACAGGAAACCATAGATATGATGAAGAAAATGAAGTACAAAAATACGTAATAGTAGTGTACTTTTAATCACGAATGGGATATAATTACTATATCCCATTTTTATTTTTACTATGCGATTCTATACATCAGTTAACCGCTACGGCAACAGCCTTCTATATCGTGGATATCAAGACGGCCGCCGCATTAAGAAAAAGATTCCTTTCAAGCCTACACTGTATGTGAAGGGCAAGGGCAACTCTAAGTTCACATCGCTCGATGGCACCAACGTTGATGCTATCGAGTTCGACTCTATGCGAGAAGCTAAGGAGTTTGTTGAGAAGTATTCGGATGTTGAGAACTTTGATGTGTATGGCAACACTAACTACATTGCACAATTTATTGCGCATGAGTTTCCTAACGAAATAAAGTTCGAACGTAATAGGATTCGTGTCCATACGATTGACATCGAGGTTGCTTCTGATCAAGGGTTCCCTGAACCAAAGGAAGCACTGCATCCAGTAATATCAATTGCTATTAAGGATAGTATCCTTGACACGTATTTCGTGTGGGCTCTTGGTGATTATGATGTTGAGAAGTCTGTTATGAAAACTTCTCAAGTTCGATATACGAAATGTAAAGATGAACTCAGTCTACTCAAACAATTTATTGCATTCTGGCATGATGAATTCACTTGTCCAGACGCAATCACTGGATGGAATATTCGTACATTCGATATTCCATATCTTGTAAACCGAATCAATCGTATTCTTGGTGAAGATGATGTAAAGAAACTATCTCCCTGGGGTATGGTTGAGGAACGTATGGTCACAATGCGTAAAGGTCAAGTTCAAATCTATGATCTGATTGGTATTGCGCAACTAGACTATATGGATCTATTCATGAAGTTTGGTTATTCTTTTGGTCCACAAGAATCGTATCGTCTTGATCATATTGCATATGTAGTTCTTGGTGAACGCAAGCTTGCCTATGATGGCACACTTCATACTCTGTATCAAACTGATCACCAAAAGTTTATTGATTACAACATTAAAGACGTAGATCTTGTTGACCGAATGGAAGATAAGATTGCTATGATTACGTTAACACTAACTATGGCTTATAAAGCTGGTGTAAACTACTCTGATACGATGGGAACTGTTGCTATATGGGATTCTCTAATTCATAGAACTCTTATGTCACAGAACATTATCGTTCCTCCAAATAAAGATAGTTTCAAGCGAGAATATGATGGCGGTTATGTTAAAGAACCTCAATGCGGTATCCATGATTGGGTTTGTTCTTTTGACGTTAATTCACTATACCCCAACATCATTGTTCAATGGAACATGAGTCCAGAAACAATTCTGAAAGGCGATATTCAACCTAGTGTGACTGTTGATAGGTGCTTGAATGGTCTTATCAATGACACTGATAAGTGCATGGCTGCAACTGGTCAATTTTTTTCAAAGCAGAAACAGGGCTTTATGCCGAAGATCATTGAAGAAATGTATGATGAACGTTCTGCAATTAAGAAAAAGATGTTAGTTGCTAAACAAGAACTTGAACTAGCAGATAAGAATAACAAGGCTGAGATCTATAGAATCGAACGCGATATTAACCATTATGAAAATCAGCAACTAGCAATTAAGATTCTTCTTAACTCGCTTTATGGTGCACTTGGTAATAAGTACTTCCGTTATTTTACGATGGAGATTGCAGAAGGTATCACTCTGACTGGTCAGCTAATTATCAAGTGGGGTGAGAAATACATTAATGAGTATCTCAATAAAGCACTTAAAAGTAATAAAGATTATGTTATCGCAATCGATACTGATTCGATCTATGCAAACTTCTCATCACTGATTAATACAATAGTCCCTGATGCAATCACATCAAAGAAGGTTGATTTCCTTGACAAGGTTTGTAAGAAGATCGAAACGGATGTTTTCGATTCAGCATTCAAACAACTCGGAACGAATCTCAATGTCTTCAAACACAGAATCAGTATGAAGCGTGAAAGCATTGCAGATCGTGGAATCTGGACTGCTAAGAAACGATACATACTTAATGTGTGGGATAACGAAGGAGTTCGTTATGCGAATCCAAAGCTCAAGATCATGGGTATTGAAGCAATCAAATCATCTACTCCGGCTCCATGCAGAGAGGCTATGGAAGGTCTCTTTCAGATTCTTATCAATGGCACCGAGTCTGAAACTCAACGTTTTATACAAGAATTTAAAAATACTTTTGATAGTCTTCCAATTGAAGAGAAAGCCTTTCCACGAGGCGTATCTTCTCTCAAGCAATATGCCGATTCTAAAACGATATATAAGAAATCAACTCCTATAAATTCACGTGCTGCATTGCTTTACAATAATTTACTAAAGCAGCATGCACTAGAGAATACTTATGAAATGATCAAAGAAGGTGAGAAGATTAAGTACATTTATCTTAATCCAAAGAATCCTATTCGTGAAGATGTTATTGCATTCCCCGAAGTACTTCCTCCTGAATTTGGACTACACCGTTATATTGACAATGATACGCAATTTGAAAAATCATTCCTTGATCCAGCTAAAATTATTTTGAATGCTATTGGTTGGAAGGCAGAAGAGGAAGCAACACTAGAGGATTTCTTTACATGAAAATGAAAAATTTAGCACACTACGTTAGAATATACGATGAGGTATTAGAACCAGAGATGTGTAAAGAGATGATCGATATCTTTAATGATAAAGAAGATGAATTTGACACTCGTCGTAAATCTAGTCACTCTTGGGAAAAAGACTATAGATCATTTATAGAAGTTAATATTTCTGCAGAAGAACCATTTAAACCGTTTCTCGAAGAATACTATGGAAGACTTCAGAGGGTTTATGAACACTATAAACAAGTAACAGAATCAGACTTCTTTCCTTCACAGTTTGCATTTGAAGATTCGAGACTAAAAAGATATTTTAACAATGATCATGATCAATTTGGTTGGCACGCAGATGTTGGAGATAAACCATCAGCATCAAGGTATTTAGCAATGTTTATATATCTAAATGATGTTGAAGAAGGTGGTGAAACAGAATTTGAAATAGATTGTCTAGTAAAGCCAAAGTGTGGTACAATGGTGGTATTCCCTCCTATGTGGATGTATCCTCACAGAGGAAGAAAGCCAATCAGTAATGACAAATATATTCTATCAACATATCTGCATTATGTATGGGAGAAACAATGAGCATATTAGATAAAATTAAAAAGAATACTACTATTAAAGAATCTGCTATTCTGTCACAGTCTAAGTTCTTTACGAAGAAGGACATGATTCCTACTTCAATTCCAGCAATTAACGTTGCGCTAAGTGGTAGGCTAGATGGAGGATTGACTCCAGGTCTTACGATGTGGGCTGGTCCTTCAAAACATTTCAAAACTGCGTTTAGTTTGCTTATGGCAAGGTCGTATCTAGATAAGTATCCGGATGCAGCACTTC